ACTAACACTCTCACCCTTGTTGTACCATTCACCTTTATCGGAAAAGATACTTCGTTCAGGGTCATTGATATATCTTTGTTTTTCGTATTCGCTGGCAAGCAATTTCTTATACCAAGGCCACTTTTCAACTTCTTTTGTTCGTTGTGTGATTTCTTCTTGTTTCTTCAAATCATCTTTGTGTTCTTGCCATGCTTTATCTAATTCATCTACTGTTGTGTCTAATTCTTTAGCGGTATCTCTACGATATGCTATACTTGCTTTATCCCAATCTTTCTTTTCACCAATAGACTTTAACAATCTTTGTTTCATTGGAACAAAGGTTTTATCGTATTTCTTAAATCCTGGATACTGTTCAAGAGTTTTGGTGTTTTCTGCCCACCATTTTTGTTTGTCAGGAGCCATTCTATATTCTTTTAGAAGTTTTGGTTCTCCAACAACTTCGTCTAACCAAGAATCTATCTTTTCTTCCATACAAACTCCTTATTTTCTACCAGTGATTTTCCATTGACCTGTAGCTGGCAAATACTGCATTCTATAAGTCTTTGATAATTCTTCGTACTGTGAATCATCAACAATAGTTCCTTCTTTCAAATAAGTTTTTGGAGCAGTACCAGCTTTCTTGATTTCTTCAGCAGTATATGCGTTTACACCAGTGGTTCCAAAATCATCTTTATGTTGTTCGTTATATTCTTCCATTAGTTTTGCCTTCTTCGGATGCCCATTTGGCATTGTACTAATAGTTTGTCTTTCATTCTTCATTGTTTTAGCCAAATCTTCAGTATTCTTTTTGATTTGTGCGTCTGTCAATGCTACTGGGACTTCTACTGGAGCTGCTACTGGATTTTCATTAGCAACTGGAGTAGGCAAACTTGGAACTTCTTGTTGCTGTGGTTTTTCCATGCCGAACTTAGCATAAACATTGTTAATCTTTGTGTCATATAATTTATTAACTAATGCTTGGTCGGCAGGGTTAGTGTATTTTCCTAATTCCAAGTCTCTTTGAGCATTGAGTTCTTCAACTTCAGCATTTACTTTACCCAAATTCTGTTGTCTTGCTTGATTTTGTAGAGCAGCATTTTGGGCGTTTTGTTCTTGACGATTTTTAGCATTTTCAGCAGCTTGGAATGCTCTCGCTTTTTCTGCTTCTTGAGCTTGGAATTGACGCTGTATAGCAGCTTGTTCAAATTGTTCTTGACGAGCCTTTTCTGCTTCGTCTTCAGCTCTACGTCTCTCACCATACGCAGCAGCCATGTCATAGATTTTATTCCATTGGTCTTGACGGGCTTTTGCGTTAGCATCATTACGAGCATGAACGGCATTACTCCAATTCACTAACTCTGGTGTCCACTGTGGGATTCTAAAATTATTTCCTGCCATATTAACTCCTTAAATTGTTGCTAATGTGAGCTGTAGATTTTGATTGGCTTTATTTTGTTCCAAATCCATCTGTTGTTGAATCTTGTTTTGATTCCATTCTTGGAAATCATTAGCCAAGTTTCCATACATTGAGATTTGTGTATCACGAACATTCTTTAACTGGTTCAAACGATTCTGTTGATTTTGAATGTTGCTATTCCAAATTTGATAAGCAAATTGTCTATCCTGGTTGTAAGCATTGAGAGCATCTTTATACAAATTCTCATTCTTCTCAGCAACACCAGTAGCAATTTGATTAGCTGCTCCAGTACCTCTACCAATACCAGCACCAGCAGCGGTGTGTTGTAACTGGTCACTTACTTTGTCTATAATGGCTTGTTTATTTGGAGCATAGAAATCGTTTACATCTTTATCGTAATTGAATTCGTCAAAATCATAAACAAACTCATTAGGGTCATAATTGTGTACTAGGTCTTGATACTGCTCCACATCTTGTTGTGTTCCAACAGAATTGTTTTCAGCATAGTACTGTCTAAACATTTGTTCCAAATTCTGCTGGGACATGTTTAACTGCTTCGCAGCATCTTCAATTATTCTTTGACGCTTGCGTTCGTCTTCAGTATTACTCCATGCTTGGAAAACACCGGCTAATAAACCAACACCACCACCAATGACGGCTCCCCAAGGACCACCAACGGAAGCACCAGCTGCGGCTCCAGCTCCAGCACTACCAAGAACAGTTCCTGCATTTTTAGCTGTACTCATATTAATACCTCACTAAACTATTTATCATTTATCGTGAAAAAGAAGTTTGATACTCCTGATACTGTTATGTTGTTTGTATTTTCACTAACAACATGTTCACCCGCATCATCGTTAAACTTAAACTTGAAATGGTTGGGAATTTGTATTTCACAATCACCCCAAGTGTGAATAAAACACATAACACCACGAATGGTTAAGCAGTAGTTATGTGATTTTTGTTTAAGATACTTACCAACCATAGCCACACAAACTTCTTCAAGTGAACTAAATTGGGTTATATCATTGGTTTCTGTTTGATTTAATTTCATACAAATTACCTGTCTATCAAACTATATTTAATTTGTCCACCGAGAATACAGAAATTAACATTATCACTAAGGCTAAATTCTATACACATAATCTTGTGAACACCAAGTTTAAACCATTCAACATCTGTTTGATACTCACCTTGTTCACCCAACAAACCAATTTCCTGGTTAGACCAATCACCACCACTATCACTATATCTCATCATAATTTGTGGTGAATAATCCTTCTGTAATAATTCTTGGTTCACGAAATCACCAGTATTACATACAAGTTTTAATCTATCTACAATGAAATGCTGATAATTATTCATTAACATTCCACTGCGTCTAATACGCAACATTGGGCGACCATCGTATTCTTCATACTTGTTGTAATCCAAATAAACTAAATGCCCATCGTTTGTACCAAACATTAATTTGCTTTCGTGTAATTGAGCGAATCCTAATCTCCAACAATGTAATTGGTTAGTTTGTGCGTCACGGGAACTTCTTCTATGCCATAGACCTTCTGTCAAATCATAAACGAGAGTATAATCGTCATCGTTAAATGTTAGAGCATAGAACAAGTGACCATTCTCAGTCCAACATTGACCAGTAGCATCACTAGGATTGTACATTGAGTTAATCTTTCTTTCAACATCTGGTGTACTAATTTTACTTAACTGGTTTCCTTTCCACTGATAAACACCATTCTCACCAATGTTTGAAGAACCTAACCAGAATACATAATCACCAACAAATGAAAGACTGTGTGGTGCTTTTATACCAATACTATTAGCACAGTTAGTTGGTGAAACGAATGGAGAATCTACATCGCTGTTATATGTGAAAATCTGTGTGCTTTTTGGACCGAATGTGTACAATAATGTGTTGTTAGAACACAATGCAGTGATATTATCAGGAGACCATTCCGCATAAGTAATGAAACCATAATCTTTATAACTGATTTCACCAGGTCTTGTGGAGTTTATCATAAAAATGTCATAATCCACTTGATTTACATTGTTTGTTTCTGTTCGTTCAAAAGGATATTGATATGTTATATAAAATGCGTCTGTGTCTTTATCGTTTACAATCAAATAGTTGTAGCAATAAGCACAGTGTGTTGGTTGAATACGGACTGTTGGTTTGTTTTTGTTTTCTTGACGAACACGATATGGCAAAGCAATAGTACGAATGTCAGCTAACATACCAGCATCATCTAATTCTGTATTAACTGCCCAAAGGTTTGAACCATCTACAACAATCAAATGTGGATTTGCAGAACCTTCACCACCTGTTTCACACATACCAACTTCGTCAGGTGTGTTTGTCAAATCGTTTGTTAATTCTGTTGCTTGATATTCACCATCAACATTACGAATTACATACAAACTATGACCAAATACTGCGAAAAGAACTGGGTTGCCATACATGTCACGGCTTGCTTGGAACAAGCCGCGGCATTTTCCACCCAATTCTAATAAACTCGTAGAACCAACAATAGAACGCAAGATAGAAGTAGAACTAGCACCTTGACCAGTTGTTTCTACGAATAAATTAATACTGTCGCTCAGGTTTGAAATGCGAACATCACTAACATTCCAACCGCCAACGACGTTCTCTACTAAACTAACACTTGGCATTTGCTAATTCCTTTACATCAATCCTAAAAATCTTCCATTCACGAAATCACCATAAGTAAAACTATTTCGTCTTACTGGGCGACCAATGAACTTATTAACTGAACTACTGCGTCTTACATTCTGTTCCAATTCTGTTAATCTTTCTTTTAACAATGCTACAGTGCCATCACTCAATCGTGGATAGTTTGTTGCTAAATCATAAACTAATCCAGCAGTAAATAATGCTATGAATTGTCCTGGAATGTTTAATGGTTTGTCCAAAGTGAAATCAAAGAATTCATTGTAAATTATTTTGAATGTAAAATCTTGATAGTTTGTTGGTAAATAGACTTCAATTAGTGTTTCACTCACTGGTTTATATGAGAAAATCTGTGAGTTTGGTGTAAAATTATAGAAATCTTCAAATGCTACGAAGTTTAATTCATCCCAATATGCTGTACCATCGTATCTAAAGAAACAACGCACAACTTCTTGTAAATTATCAACTTCAAAATCAGGGAATGATTCAAACCAACTCTCTGCGTAATTATCCGCAACAGGAATATATGCTTTGGCATCAGGTCCTTGATTCTCAACACGATAACCTTTCTTTGTTTCTTTAACAAACCATAAACTATGTGTAATTTGTTCGTTAGAGTCTGGTAAATCGTTTTCATGTTGAACTACTGTGACCAAACCATCATAATCATCCTTCAATTCAAACTCGCCAATAGTTATCATTTGCTTATTTGGTTTGAAATCAAACTCTTTTCGTGTAAATGAAAGATAGTTTGTATTAGAATACTGTGCCAATCTCTTTTTCAAAAGAAGATATGCTGTTTCAAATATACTTGCTGGAATAGGTTGATTTCTGTTTTTCAAACCTGTTTCATCGCATGCGTTTGTAATTATATCACGAACTGTGGTTCTCATTTTTATCTCCTTTTCAAATACTCATTATAGTATTTGCCTAAAGATTGACTCGTCATCCAACGAGCAAGTTGAGGTTCTGTCATACCATACTGATAACCATTGTTGCCTAAACGAACAAATGCTATGTCGGTGTGAGCAGGTTTTCTAATTTGTCTAACAAATGTTGATTGTGCGTACTGTGGTGTGTTCATACCTGGCATAAATGAATGAGCTGGTGTGAACTCCACATCTTCATTTTCAAATGCTTCTCTCGCAACAGGGTTAGTTTGTGCTAACCCAGCCGCAAGCAAATAATCGTCATAACCATTATATCGCATTAGTTCACCTCGTTACGGGTTTCCTTATCAATCTGTTGGTTATTTTGTTTGATTGCCTCATTAACCATCTTCATTCGTTCCTTCTCCAAACCAAGTATTTCTTTTTCATATTTGGCTTGTTCACCAGCAACTTTGTATTGATTTTCTTGCTGTTTAGCTTGTATATCAAGAGCTTGTGACTGTTGTTCTTGACCAAGTTTTGCCCATTCCAAGTTCATCTTATCTTCGTGTTCACGCAAATCAAGCAAGTGTTGTTCTTTTTGGTTAATCAACTGCAACTGTAATTCTTGGATAGTCTTTTTCAATTCGCCATTTTCAACGATTTGTGCTTCCAATTCATTCTGTGTTTCAGTCATAACCATATTCATCTTGTTCATAATGTTAACTGCTCTTGGGTCTTCGTCTTCAGTACTATCACTAATCCAGTTGATTTCAGGAGAGTTAGCAACAATGTCGGCAACCAAACCATCTTTAACATCGGCATCCAATGTTTCCATATAGTGCTTGGCAACAATCTTCTTTGTCACATCGTCAACCATATTTGAAACAGCTAACAATTCTTGTCTGCGTTTCATTAGTTTTGTTATGACTTGTGGCCCGTTTATCAGTTTGAATTCTGGTAATTTTTCAATGTTATTTTCATAACAAAGTAATTGAATGATATTTCTACTGAATGAGAAAATGGTTTGGTAAGCATTTTCGTACAAAATACCAACATTAGATTCACTATTTGCTTGCTGTGTCAAGATTTCGGCAGCAGTCTGTTCTTTCATCATTGGGTTCAAACCCATAGAAGGAATACCGATAGTGGAAGCCATTAAATCATTACAGCTTTGAATGGTAGCCATCAAATCTTGCGTTTGATACTGCTCTATCATTGGAATTGGTTGTCGGTCGCCATCTGGTCTGTACAAAGCAACCATAGATTCTTTTGTGTGTAATTTCTTATAGTAATCGTCAAGACCATCAATCATATCAGGTGTCATTAAGAAACTTGCTTTTGGCGTCCTGTTGGCTCTTTCCAATAATGTAGAATAGCCAAGGTTCAATCCAAATTGAAGGTCTTTTGTCATATCAACAATGCCGTTGTAGTCAATCTTGTTATTAACAATGATTTCATTGAAACATACACGATAAATTGGGATTCGGTCAATGTTAATGTTTACTTTGTTTACAATCTTATTACCACAACACTGGTACATATCTACTGAACCAGCATCGTTTAATTCATAATATGTGACGAAAGGGATCTGGTCTTTTGAAGGCAATACCCATTGTGTACCAAAATCCATTAAAGCATAATTCTGTTCATTGGTCACTATATCATCGCCATACAATCTGCGGGCACGGGTTAAACCAATGAAATTAACAATAGCACCCCAAGTGGCATCGGAACCATCCAATTCGTAAATGGTTGGGTCTAATGCGACCTGTGAAACATCTCTAACGATTTCAGGTGTGATTTTACCATCTTTAATAGAAAGAATGAAGAAACCAGTTCCTTGAATAGTTGCGTGCTTTAATGCTTGTGAAAGCACATATTTCATGTTGTTTTGGTTTTCAATTCTATTAACTTGTTCTTGAATTTCACTATAAATTCCATCGGGGTCTTCAATTTCCGCATGATATGGGGATTTGGAGAATGGTGAAACAATAGCGGAACAGTATTTTGGATAAAATGTGAACGAACGATTAATTCTACCCGTT